CTTTGGCAGCATTCCACTTTGCCTGATTTTTCGCATATTCAACAACTTCATAGACATAACCTCTGGTCTTTTTTGTTTTGACTTTTGGTTCTATACACTGCTTATATGGTTTGATTTCAATTATCATCTTTTTAATCTTTCCAGTGGACTCTTTTACTTTTATATAAAAGTCTGGAAAGTATCTATGGTATCTATTATCAACAGGAGAACGATAAGGAACAGTAATCTCTTCACTACCCCACTCTAATATATTTTCATTCTTATCACAGTAGACCATAAACTTGCGTTCCCATAAGGAACGGTATATAATATTGTTTGGATCACCCTTATATTTCTTAGGATAAGATGGTTGATATTTTCCCTTATATGACATCTAAATAACTAATAATAAAGTAGTCGTGTAGGTATTTAGAGTGGCAAATAACCTTGTCAAAGAAATTACAACTCGTGATGTTAGGGAGTTAATAGGACAACCGGCACTTACTAATAATTATTTGGTGACTATACCAGTGCTTTCTTCAGAGGTTGGGAATAATCAAAATTTAGGAAAACATATAGAAAATTATGGAAGATTGACTGATGGTGATTTTTTAAAAAGAAAACTGGGACTTCTCTGTTCTGATGCATCACTGCCAACTTCATCTTATGCAACTGCAGAAGTTAAGGATAATTTTGTAGGTGTCACTCAAGAATTTGCTCATACTCGTTTGTATGCTGATACCGACTTTACTTTTTATGTTGATAAAAATTATGATAGTTTGAAATTCTTTGAGGCATGGATGGATTATATTTCTGGTGCTGGTGAAGTTTCTCAAGTTAACAAACCTGGATATTTTAGAAGAATGGCGTATCCCGAATATTATAAAGTTTCGGAAATGTCGATAACAAAATTCGAAAGAAATATTAGTGGAGAACATTTAAAATATACATTCATTAATGCATTTCCAAAATCAATGACTGCTATTCCAGTTGCCTATGGTGCTGCTGATTTACTTAAAGTAACGGTAAGTTTTAATTATGATAGGTATATTATAAAAAGAGAAGAAAAGGGTTTAATCGATAATCCAGGTTTATTAGTATCAGTAGCAGATTTACCAGAAGGTGCACAGTTAGTCGGATCAAAAGATATTAGTGATAGTCAACAACAAAATGATTATTTTGTCCCTAGCACTGGAAAACTGTATACTGTAATCGAAACTAGGGCCGGATCTAAACCTAATGTCGTCTTCTAAATAATCACAACTGAATTGTATTTTTTAAAATGCCTTTACCCAAGATTAATACTCCGACTTATGAGTTGGTGTTGCCCTCTAATGGAAAGAAAATTAAATATCGTCCCTTTTTAGTGAGAGAAGAAAAAATTCTTATTATGGCAATGGAATCTGAGGATATGCAGCAGATTACCAACGCTATCATTCAAATCATTGGAGATTGTGTCCTTACAAAAGATGTAAAGGTAGAATCTCTTGCCACATTTGATATTGAGTATCTATTCCTGAATGTTCGTGCTAAGTCTGTTGGTGAAACAGTAGAAGTTAATGTAACCTGTCCTGATGATGGGGAAACTAAAGTTGAGATGGAAATTCCAATTGATTCTATCAAAGTACAAAAGACTAGAGGTCATAAGAATATTGTTAAACTTGATGATGATCTTATGATGAAGTTGAAATACCCGTCTTTGGATCAATTTATTGAAAGTAACTTTGAAACATCAGAAACTTCCAGTGATGTTGGACAGTCTTTATCAATGATAACATCATGTATTGATGCAATTTATAATGAGGAGGAAAGTTGGGAAGCAGCAGACTGTACTAAGAAAGAACTTGATGAGTTCGTTGAGCAGTTAAATACTAAGCAATTTAAACTGATTGAAAAGTTTTTTAGCACGATGCCAAAACTTACTCATAAGATTAATGTAAAAAATCCAACTACTGGAGTTGAGTCTGAAGTTGTCCTTGAGGGACTGGCAAGTTTTTTCAGTTGAGTATGGCTCATACCAATCTTGAGTCATACTACAAAGTTAATTTTGCCTTAATGCAGCATCATAAATACTCATTAACGGAGTTAGAAAATATGATTCCGTGGGAGAAAGAAATTTATGTGACTTTACTCCAACAATACGTTGAAGAAGAAAACTTAAAAGAACAGCAGAATGGCATTCAGTAGCCAATTACTCAGAGCACCGTCCTTAACATCAAGACCTAAACTAACGAAGACTAATGTTTCTTCTTCGGTGTTTCGTGGTGCTAAGTCTTCTGTAGGTTCTTCATCAACAATAAAACTTCCGAAAGGAATGGGGTATAGTAGTATAGGGGCAGCAACAGTTGATCCCAGATTTCTCAAAAAGGAAACTCTACCCATCGATCAAACTCTTGCAGAAACTAACAATATTCTAATAGAAATTCAAAGGCAACTTGCTTTTGATTATGAGACTAGAATAGCAGAAGAAAAGAATGCAATAAAATCAATCAAGGCAGCAGAATCAAAGAGAAAGTTTGCCGCAAAGGAAAGAGGTGTAGAAACTGTTAGAAAAATTGGTGGAGCAATAGGAGGAACAGTAAGTAAGATTGCAGCACCTATTAAAGGTATATTTGATAAAATAAAAGAATTTTTTGGATTAATACTTACTGGTATTGTTTTAAATAATGCATTTGAATGGTTAAAGGATGAGAAGAATCGAGAAAAATTAATTAATATCTTCAAGTTTATTGGGAGTGCAATTCCATATCTATTGGGTGGAATTTTAGGATTAAAATTAATAAAGTGGGGTACAAGATTATTCAGAGTAGGAAGATTTTTATTTAAACTTCCCGGTAGAATTCTTAGAATATTTGGGGTAAGGGCAGCATCTCGTGGTGCCGGTGTTGCCGGTGAAACTGTTGCTCGTAGAGGTGGACTATTCAGAAATGCTGCCGGACAAAGAAGAGGTCTTACAATCGGTAGAGCAACTCAATCTAGAGTTGTTCCTGGTAGATTTAATGCCGCTGGTGGAGCAGTTAGGCAAAATGTAGATGTAATAACAAGACAGAAGAGTTTATTTAATAAAACAATTCAGGGATTAGAAGTAAGAGGTGCACAATTTGGTAGGAATTTTCTCAAGGTTTTGGGTGCAGGACCAGGAAAGAAAACATTAGTTAAATCACTTCTAAAATTTGCCAGACCAGTATTAAAAAGAATTCCTATTGTAGGAGCACTTCTTGATTTTGCCTTATCAGTAGCCCTGGGAGAAAATCCTGGTAGGGCAGCATTTGGTGCAATTGGTGCCGCACTTCTTGGAACAATAGGAACTTTCTTAGGTGGTCCAATCGGTACATTTATTGGTGGTCTTGCTGGTGATTTTGCCGGAAGACAACTTTATGATTTATTCTTTAATAAGAGTAGTTCTAAGGATGTTGCTAAACAGCAACAAGAAAGTGCAGTCCAAACTGGAAAAATAGATAAGGATAATCTTGGATTTAATCGTGGTGGCACGGTTCCTGGAAGAGGATCAAGAAATGTTGATAGTGTAAGAGCAATGCTTGCACCAGGTGAGGAGGTTATAAGAACAGCATCAGCAATGTTATTCAGACCACTTCTCAAGGATATCAATGATAATGCTGGTAGATTATGGACAGCATTTAGCATGGGAATTAATAAACTGTTGATGGTTTCAAAACAACAGGAAAGTGTTAATAAAGAATTTGCTAAAGTTATAGATGATCAGGAAAGATATCAAAGAGATTTAAAAACTAAGAGACTTATTGCGGGTACTGGAGGTGGAAATAGATCTGCTGCCAGATTTGCTCCTAAGGCACCGAAGGTTACTAATATCAGTATGACACCATCTTCTGGTGGTGGTATGATATTCCAACCAATGGTTCTTCCTACGCAAAGATCTAAACCACCACAAATTCCAGAAATGAAGGGTCCTGCAACCGAAGCTCCTAATATCTCCTCAGGAAATCCTGCAAACCCATATATGATGCTGACCCCTGAGTTATATGGAATTATGGTGTAGGAGGTAAATGATGCAAGAACAAGTAACTCAACTAAAATTAAATGTCACTAATATCAAGAACTCTTTATTTTCTTCTAATAAGCAAATAAAGAAACTTAAGAATGATAAAAAATCTTTAACATTTAAATTAGAGAAGAAAAAAGATTTTAGAGCAGAAGAGCAGAGATTAGAAACTAGAAATCTTGGTATTGGTTCTGGTTTCTCCAAAATTATGAATGCTGTCACTTCTCCTGTTAGAAGTATTTTTGATAGAATTCTTGATTTTGTTGGATTGATTGCCGCTGGAATTTTAATTAATAATTTGCCGATTATTATTGAAAAGATACAAGAATTTTTTGATAGTGATTTTATAAAAGGTCTTGGTAATGTATTAGGATTTATTGGAAATGGTATTCTAAAACTTGCAGAATTTGTTGGAATATTTCCAAAATCAGAACAAGATAAACTCGAAAAAGATTTAAAAGCAACGGACAAAGCTTTCGATGAAGATATAAGAGATGCCGATGCTACAGATAAAGATATAGTCAATCTAGAAAGATTTTTAGGTCAGGCAGAATCGGAAACACCGATAGAATCTACAGAATCTATGGAATCTGATGCTTCTATTCCAAGGATGCCAAAAACATCAGAACCTGTTGGAAGCACTAGTGATTCTAGTTCATCCATGAAACCAGTCACTGCAAATAGTCCCGCACAAACTTTTAGTTCTGGTGGAACCGTAAGGGGAACTCAAACTCCCTCTCTGGCACAACAGCAAATCTATAAACCACAGAAGAGTGGTGTTCCTAAAAAAATACAAAGGGATGCCAATGATGGATTTACAAATTTTCCCATAGCAGTAAATAATATTCATGAATCTACAAAAGAGCAGGAAAAAAATATATTAGCATTTTCCAAGATGTTGAAGTTGTTTAGGGAAAATGATATAATTGGTACTAATAAAAATAATAAAAATAACAATAATAATACCAACAACAATAATACCAACAATAATAATGCTAATGCCACAGGATCTTCTCTGGTAAGTGTTGATGCTAGTGGTGAACCTGGATATGATTTTACACCACCTGGTGGTAATAATCTTGCTCTATTTGATGGGGTAGTTGTAAAAGATCCTGTGGGAACTAATCACCAAATTAGTGGAAATAGTGGATATGGAAACTTCATGATTATAAGACATGAGGATCCCAATAGTCCTGGAAGTTATTTTGATGCATTATATGCACACTTTCCAAATCAAAATTTCAAAAAACCAGGAGAAACAGTTAAGAAAGGAGAAATTCTTGGCAGAATGGGTACGTTAAATGATCCTTTTGATCAAAGAGGAAGTATAACAGGAACTCATATGAGTGTGGATTTTTTCCCAGTTGGTGGACCATATACAAGTGGTAATCCATATCCTAATTGGGATAAACTGAGATCACATATTAATCCCAAAACACTTAATGGAAAATCTTCTTCATCAGTTACACCACTTACCCCATATCAGAAAACACAAGTTACCGGTAATAAAGGAGGAGGAGGTGATTTACGATTAAATAGAAGTATGAATAATCAATCAGTATTCATATATGCTATTCAACCACAAGAAACTTTTGTTCCTTTCCCATATCCAATGCCAGTAGAAACTCCGGCACCATCCTCATCATCTACTCCACAGTTATCATCAATATGGAGAACCTAAGATAAATGGCAAGCGCATCTCAACGATCATTATTTGAATTATTTGAAATAATAAAAAATGGAAGAGTAATAGACATTGGTGGTAATGATGGTGCTACCAAAGCTACTACTTTTGATTATTATGAAAGTATTCTTTCTCCAAATGTTACTGCTGTTTTGACTGTAGCTGATGTCGCATCTGCTGTCGAGTATAATTCAAAATATGAAAAACAAGAAATAGAGGGAACATTGAGTTCTGCACTTCCTTTGACAGGTGATGTTGATGTTAGGTTTAAAATTGCAACAAAATATGGAACATTAGATTTTACAAAAAAACCACTTCTATTTGATAAAGAAATGATTCCGGTTCAGGAATCAAATAAAGAATTTATCGTGATGAATCTTGTTTCGTCACATGCAAAGCAAATTCAACTTCCTGTGAATAAAAAATATACAGGAAATATTTCAAATTCTGTTAGAAAAATAATTAAAGAATATTTAAAAGTTCCTGATAATAAAATTTTTACAAGTCCTTCTAGAAATGCCATGAATTTCTATGGAGGAAATGAATCAGTATATAAACTTATATGTGAAAAGATTGCTCCAAAAACAATTCCTGCAAAAGGAAATCCTGGATATTTCTTTTATGAAACTCAGGATGGATTTAATTTTAGAGCAATTGATGATTTAATATCACAAGAACCTGTTGCAAATTATTATAAAAATAATGTTATAAGAGCAAATCTGGATAATGACAATAATGATTTTAAGATTTTATCAAAGGTTGATATCAAGAGGGATAACTTAGTTGCAGCAATAAAATCCGGACTCTTTGCAAGTAGAAATATTTTTTGGAATCCATTAACGTTTGAATATACCGAAAAAATATTTAAACTTGATGGACTAGAAGAATCTCTCGGAGGAATAGATTATGATATTCCAAACTTCGAATCATATACAAGAACTCATTTTCATATTTTGGATGTTGGTAATTTTGACTCCGGAATTAGTTGTGATGTAAATAATAGTCCAATAGAATGGATTGCAAAATCTACAATGAGATATAATTCCTTGTTTTCTCAAATTTGTGAAATAATAGTTCCTTGTAATATAAATTTAAGGGCAGGAGATGTTATTAATTGTGATTTTGAAATGATCACTCAGGATAATAAATCTGGAAATTCTATTGACCCCACTCAAAGTGGTAGATATTTGATAGAAAATCTTTGTCATCATTTTGATTCAACTAATTCATATACATCAATGAGATTAGTTCGTGATTCTTATGGAAAATATAAGGGAGTATAATAATGGAATTTAATAATCTATCAAAACAACCATCAAACAAATATCTTGGAGTTGTTGTAAATTTTGAAAGTCAAAAAGAACAGATAGGTGGTGATGGGCACGGATGGAGATATAAAGTTGCAATCATGGATTCTTACACTGATAGTGTAGATGTAAGTGACGAAAATATTGAATATGCAATAGCACTTCTACCCACAACAGCAGGTAGTGGTGGAGCATCTGTTTCAAAATCATGTAGAATATCACAGGGAGATGTTGTGGTTCTAGAAAAAATTAGTGGAATCTCCTTTATAGTTGGTGTATTTGGAAGAAATAATGAAACTGTATATGGCACCGGAAGATTTGATGCAAAATCTGGATTTTTTGGTAGACAACAACCTAAAAATGTTTTAGGAAGACAAGAAGTATCTGAAAGATTTGGACATTTTACTCCAAGACCATTACCCAAAGGTTCTGGTAGTGACAAATCTGTGAAAAGAAAATTTGCGGGAACTTGATAAATACCACCATAGGAATATTGGGATAAATGTCTAAACTTATAGTAACAATTGGACCACAAAATGAATTTGGAATAAGAGAGTATTATTCCGAATTTAATGGTGTTGTTGAGTTGAAAAAAATATCACCAGACGATTATATTAAACTTAAACAACTTGAAAGGAGAGTAAACTCTGGAGAAACTGATGTTGTTGGAGACAATTTACCAGATCCAACAGAAGTTCAAATTACAAGTGTTAGTGTTTCTCAATTTGATGTAAAAGTATTAGAAGATCTTGGATCTCGCAAATTAACTCCGGCAGATTTATTAGACAGTGGAATAGAAAGATATCAAGAATTAGTGGAAGAAGAGATTGAAGCACTCCCTTCAGAAGAAGATATAGAAATAAAAGGAAATTGTAAGAAAAAACCAGAAAATCCTGACATACCAGAAAGCAATACATCAGGCAAAACTATCATACAGGCAGATCCTTGTAAAGATAATACTCTTGCAAGAGTTGAGGCATATCTGACAAACTTTTTTGATAAGGTTACAAAGGTTGGTAGTGCCATACTAAATCTTCCTGATGAGATTAATTTTGTCGTTGATTTGATTGGCAGTACGATCACAGGATTTGTAAATAAGTTACTTGGATCACTTAATGATGAATTATCTAAACAAATTAATAATGGAATTAAAGAACTGACGGCACTTCTTAAAAGTCAGGGAGTACCCATTCCAGCAATAATCGCAATTCTAATACCTTTAGCAAATCTTGTTAAAAATCTTCAAGATGGTTTATTTTGTGCAGCAACAAAGATTCTTGAGGGTGCAAAGAGTGCGATTAAGGATTTAATTCAAGCTTCAATTAAAAATGTTCTAAATGCAGGTAGATGTGTTGTTGAGCAGATTATGGGAGCATTTACGAATAATATTACAAATATTATTGATTCTATTGCCGGACCATTATTGGCACCAATATCCAAAATTTTAAATGGATATGGCACAAATATTTTTGGATTTAATGTTAAGGATTTTATACTTACCGGAATTAATGCAGTTAGAAAAATTGCAAATCTTTTTGAATGTGATGATAAAAAAGTTTGTCCCGCAAGTAGTAAATATATAATTGATAAAGGGTTATTAAAAGATGAAAGTGAGGAAGATGAAGAAAGTTCCTTCAATAAAATTTTTAGTGGAGCTGCAATTTCTCAAGGAGCATCAAATCTTGTAGGAGATTTTGAAAAAACTTATGGTAATTGGAGTATATTTGGAGCACCTTTAAGTGAAGCATCAGATCTTGGTGATCCATGTAACTTTGGAAATGTGACCGAATGTGGATTACCAACTATAAGTTTCTTTGGTGGTGACGGAATTGGTGCTGCCGGTAGTGCAATATTAGGAAGAATTATTAATAATGTTGATACTGAAGATGCCGTAGGATCTGTTGTTAAAGTTGGAAGCATTGTTGGTGTAAAGATAACAAATCCTGGTCAGAATTACACAAGAGCTCCAATTGTAACCTTCCAAGATAGTTGTAATAAAGGATATGGTGCATATGGTAGAGCAATTATTGAAGATGGTAAAGTTACTCGTGTTGTAATTACAAGTGAAGGTGAGAATTATCCGGCAGATATTGGCGAACTTCCTCTTTTCATTGAGGACATTGTGATTGAAGATCCAGGAGAAGATTATGAAGATGGTGATGAATTAGATGGAGTAGATCTGATCATAGAAAATGGAAGAATTATAAGTGCAGTTCCAACAGTTTCAAAAGTATTTGCATTTAATGGACTGCCTGACCTAAATATTCAAAGTGAAACTGGTTTTGGAGCAGTGTTGAGACCTATTATGACAGTTGTTCCACCACAAGGAGAGATAATTTCAGTCATTGATTGTGTGAGTTAACTATGAGTAATCAAGAATCTAGACATTTTGACGTATTTGGTCCAAAATTAATAATTGAAACTGGAAATCCACAAATAGGTATGCCAGGAAGGGACGCATTTAAAATGATGTCCACTACTGATTCTGGAATTCGTTTTATTCAGTCTCATACTGAAAGTGGAATGTCAAAATATATGACAGAGGGTTCACTGCAGGTTGAGGTTGGTGATTCCAGTTTAGTAAACAATGATCAGACAACATTTCAATTTATCACTCATAGAGGTGACTTTGCCGTTAATGCTGATGCTGGACATATTAAAGTTTATGGAAAGGCAATTACCATAGAGGCATCTGAGCAACTGGTACTCCAATCACCAAAAATTCAAATTGGTTATGAGCAGGAATTCAAGACAAAAGATATCAAAATTATGGGACAATCTGTAGATTTGAGATCTAAAAGGGGCAGTCTTGCTGATGTAGTGGGAACTTCTCTTCTAATTGAAACATTTCTTGGAACACCAATTTTAGATAAAGTATTACAAATTTCTGGCAATCCTGTAGCTTCTACAGTTACTGGACTTGTAAAAGGTGCAAGTAATCTTCTAGGAATTTCGTTCCTCTAACTTAAAATGCCAAATATTCCAATACCATCCAATATAGTATTTACAAGATCTAATGATTCTCTATTTGAGAATGTTACTATCTGGAAAAAACTGAATACTAATGACCTGAATGTTTATGGAGAGTCATTATTTTATGAAGATGCAGTATTTAAGAAAGATATAAAAATAGACGGAAAATTAGACATTGATATTCTTACTGCAAGAATATCTTTTGATGTTGGTGTTGGTGGAACTGTATTTACTGCTGATACAAGAACAGATAGGGTTGGTATATTCACGGCAACACCGGTACAAAAGTTTCAATTTAATTCTGGTATAAGTTCATCTGTTGTAATTACAGGTCTAGGTACGGTTGGTATAGGAACTGTAAATCCTGGAGTTGGAATTACTGGTCTTAATGATTCAACACAGGGAAAATTAAGTCTTGATTTAGAAACCTTATCGGTAAGAAGAAATATCTATGATTCTTCCGGTTCTCCTGGTCCAAATGGCGCATTTCTAAACCGTGATGAATTTGGTGTCCGTTGGGTAACATTTGAACCAGCATTCTCTGAGGGTATTTTTGTTCAGGATGAGGGTCGTTACATATCAAGCTCTACAGATCCGGCAGATCCTTATGTTGGCGTAGCACAGTCATTTACAGTGCTTAATTTTAGACAGACTAATAGTTTGGGTCTTGGTACTGATACTTTAATCCCAATTGCTGATGTAGGAAATCCAGATGAAATTGTAAGAATACAAACACAAGATTTGTGGGGATATGTAGGAACTGGTGATAATGCTTCAATCTATAGAATGTCCAATGTTGGTATTGGTTCTTCTGCTCCTACTGTAGTATTAGATGTTATTGGAGACACTAACATTGTAGGTATTTTAACTGTAACACAGGATGCTTTTGTCGGTGCCAGTTTATCTGTTACTAATAATACTTTTACTGGTGGTATTCTGACGGTAGGTCAAGGTGCTTTTGTCGGTGCTAGTTTATCTGTCACTAATAATACTTTTACTGGTGGTATCTTAACTGTAACTGGAAAAACTTTCTTA